GTGCCTGTCAGACCCGTTCCCGCACCCGTAAATTGAGTGTTAGCTGTGATTGTCGTGCCTGTTACAGCCGATGCTGTTGTGCCACCTATTGTCGTTCCATTGATAGCGCCACCCGTGATTGCCACATTGGATGCCGCTTGAGTGGACATAGTTCCCAAGCCTGAAACTTGAGTGTTTGCAATTGCAATGTCAGTAGCCGCCAACACAGTCAATTGACCTTGTGCGTTGACTGTTGCTGTCAGAGTTTTTGAGGCTGAACCATAGGCCGCAGCAGTTACACCCGTGTTTGTAATGCTAAAAACATAGTCAGTAAGGGTCAAGCCCGTTCCCGCTGTGTATGTTGCCGCTACTGAGAAATTTGACCAAGTAATTGCAGTTGTGCCAATCGTACCGCCTGGCTGAACCGTACAGTACCAAGCCGAACCCGCCAAAGTGCTTCCTGTTTCAATAAAACAAATTGCGCTTATCAGTTCATTCCATGTGTCAGCGTCAGGCGCTCTTGACCATGCCGTAGCAGAAGCCAAATAAATGCCGTTTTGTGCGGGTGCGCTTTGGCTTTTAACCAAAACTCGATCACCCGCTACCACTGTCACACCATCAATTGTCTGCAATCCTGACAACGTGATATTTGTGGTTGTGCCACAAAGAACAGGCTGTTTCCATGAAATGCCTGTTGCAAAGTAATCAAGATATGTCTTGTTAACAACATCATTTCCGCTTACAGGGGCTGTTGAAACTGTTGCAGTCGTAAAAGCCGCAGACGATGGTGTTGTTGCGCCAATAGTTGTGCTATTGATCGTGCTGTTTGTAATGTTTAGACCAGATTGACTTGGGCTAATCGTTGCATAAAACGGTTGACCTTGACCAATAAAAGTCTGGAATGTGCCATCAACAGCAAAATAAGCCTGAACAGGCAATAAATTCTGAACGTCTGAGTTTGATGGGCTTGTCATAGGTTATGCACCGTGAATGATTGCGTAATTGATCACAACTGCTTCAGACAACGTGCCACCTGAAATGTTGCGTAGTGTGATGCTGACTTCACCCGTACTCAAAGCGTTGGCAAACACGTTGTATGAGCCAGGCGTTGCTTGACCGCCAGAAATTGTCAAAACTACACAATCATTTGCGCCAATCAATGAGTTATTCAATGTGAAAGTTGCGTTGGTTGCAGTAGTCAATGAAGCGTTGTTCATTGTGATGCGACCCGCAGACTTGTTCAATGTAACCGCAGTTGATTTGCTTGTAGCTTGGGTAACTGTGCCTTGAGCCGCTGCGCTGTAACCAATTTCGTTGGAAGCATAGACGTTTGTGCCAGTCACAGCCGCAGGGGTTGTGCCACCAATTACAGAGTTGTCAATGGTTGCGCCAGTAATTGTGTCGTTGGTCAAGGGAGGGCTGAAGTAAGCCCCACCTGGCCCAACCAAACCCACGCAAACGCCCGCTGAATTGAACTCAGCTTGCACAGGGACAAGATTTGTAGATGATGTGTATGCAACAGAATTAGCGCTTGACATGGGTTTTTTCCTTTAGCTTTGATCGCCAACGGGGGTAACATAAACGATTGATGTGCCTGAACCCGAACCGATCATGCGGACATAGTAAGGACTTGCGGGGACTGCCAAGACAATTGGAACTGTCATAGTGGCGGGCAACACAAAGTTCCCTGTGGTTGAACCGCTTACGGGCAAAACAGCAGCGCCCACGTTAGCATCGCCAATGCTCACAGCAACATAGGTTGAACCCGTGTTGATGAAAGAGGCATAGTTAACTTGGTCATTGGTGCTTGCCACAATCGGTATAGCAATGGTAGAAGTTGCAGTCACCGAAATGGCGACCGTAACTCCAACTGGGCGTAAGACTGTGGTATTTGACATGATTAAACAGCGTTTGAATCAAGTGGCAAATATTCAGGACGATTCACAACCACGGTGTAAGTACCCGCAGCAGCAGAAGCGCTAGAGCCTGTTGCATTTGTGAACTGAACAATCAGAGTGTCAGCGGCAGAAACGTAAGCATTGGCAATGCCAACACCAGTTGTTTGAGCAGCGGGGAGGGACACTTGAACTGCGTCACCGACCTTGAGGCCAGCGATTGTGACAGTCTTAGATGCGCCAGAGGAGGCAACGGTTGTGGCTGTAAAAGTCACACCCATAACGAATGCGTTGGAGATGTTTCCACGCAGAATGGTCGTTTGGAGAGCCATGATGATTCCTTCAGAGAATGATTAAATTGTAACGCCAAATAAAGAAAAAGCCACCCCTTTTAAGAGTGGCTTCTTCTCACATCACATCAGGATTTAGCTGAATGTGCTGAAGTCGTAGCCATAGACATAAACGTCCATTGTGGCGGCTGCGCCTTGTGCTGTACCAACATTCAAATACAGGTTTTGGCCTGATTGAGTGGCGGTAGAAGCAACGGTGCGTTGTGACACAACAGTTGAGCCTGTCAAAGCTGACAAAGCGGCATTTGCAACAATTGCAGTACCACCAGCGCTAGGGGCTGTAAACAGACCCGCAGCGGCAGTTGTCAAAGAAATTGATGCGTTAGTGAAAACCACATTGCTAACAGAGTAGTTTGTGGAGTTGTTGATTGCGATAACAGCTTGATCGCCAGTGCCGTTGACGTTCACGCCAGTAGCAACACCCAACAAGCGGATTGCTTGGTTAGATGCCAAATTACTTGGGTGAATCGTTGTGGTACTTGCTGGTCCTGGATTGCTCATGATAATTCCTTAAATTTAGTTTAGAACGGGAGGGTCTTTAACCCTCCCTAGATCATTAGGCTGCTACTCGGCAAGCCAATTCAGGGTAGAGCGGGGCCCAACCATAAAGAACGTCCAAACGTGTAGGAATGGAGTCATTATTTATCGTATATTGCCTCACCACACGCATGGAAAGTCCAATTTCCTTATCGCTTGCACGACCAGCAAAATGCACGCCTTCTGGCAATTCCAGATCGGCTACTGCCAATGTGAAAGCATTGCGGTGCATGATGATGTTTTGTGGGGAAACAGTACCAGTCTTGTTGAAGAAACTCACAGCGGCAGTAGATGCAGTTGTGGGGATCGACACGTTTTGGAACTGACCTGCTGTGATAACAGCGGGGCTAACCACAACAGACAAAGTGCCATCAGTACCAGTCACAGCTTGTTTCACAACAAAGTTGCGCAACTTGTTAGTGCCGTATGCTTGACGGTTTTGTGGGTTGACTGCGTACACGCCAGCGATCTGGAATGTGTCACCAGCGTTGAGAGCAACAGTACCAGTTGCAGTCAAAGTGATGGTGCTTGAAGAAGCCCAACCAGAAGTCAGGAAACCAGAAGCGGTTGTGGTGTTGACAGTAGCAGTACCCGCAAATGAGCCAAAAGTTTGGCTTACAACGTTCTGATCCATCTTCCAGTTCATGCCTGCTGAGTCACGGCCCATCAAGCCCTTACGGTATTGCTCACCGATAGCTTCTTGAGGAACGAACAAACCCTTCAAGCTGTCAACAATAGTTGCTGATGTGAAAGGCTCAACGATACATGAACGACGACCGTCACGGGGTGCGCCTTCAGAGTCAAGGTAAGCGCCCGCTGTCAGGTATGTGATCAAACCAGTTGGGGGTGTGCCCGCTGTACCAACGATGTTGGCAGTTTGCAAGGTAGCCATAGCCATACCATCACGGTCAATCTTGTTGGCGATTGCTGCAATAGCGGGCTTCAGAACACGGTCAGAGAACATATCCAAAGATAATGCTAAATCCTGGGTTGTAAATTGTGTGTCCACATGGAATTGTGTTGACAAAGTTACAGGCACAGAAGTTTCATTGAAATCTTCAACGTTCAGAGCAGGGCCAGTTGTACCGATGAAACGGCCTGGTTTGCGTACATTGACTGTGTTACCAATCTTTGCACCGACAACAGCGAACTGGTCATCATAGTTACGGTCAACTTCGCTTGTGAAAGTCAACTCATTCTCCAAGACCATCAACGCTTCGTTGGTGATCTTGCTAATCGTCAATAAATTATTAGACATTTAAATTACTCCAAAAAGATTAGGTTTACCGAATTTTTCCCGATTTGCGTGCGGCTTTCCAAGCCTGATATGAACCATGAAATTCGCCATTAGCGGAAATTGGTACATCAGCCTTGCCTTGCCCACCACGAATCGGTTGAATCGGTGTTGGTGCTTTACTTCTTACAACAGGGGCTATCTTCTCAGCTTCAGGCTTTGCCTCAAACTTTGCTTCTAGTTTCCCAATCTCTCTAAGCGCTGCATTTGGACTTAAACCCGCAATTTTTTTGGCAAGGTCATTGTTTTCAGCTAGGTGATAAAGGATTTTTGGCCCAACATCACTCTCCAGAATTGCATCACGAACTGCGTTGTTTACAACAACATCGCTCGATGCGACCATGTCATCAAAATCAGGCATTTCAGCTTTGGCTTCTTGAACTTTCTGCGCCCAAGATTGGATAATCTTTTGTTGCGCTTCTTGCTCTCTAGCCTGTGCGATCTGCCTGTCACGCTCTGCTAACGCTTTTTCTGTCGAATACTCGGCTAGAGCCTTCGCATACTCAAACGCATCGCTGAACTGACTAGGTTGTGGCTCTTGATCAATACTGACCGCCTGTTGTTGAGGCTGTCTGTTTTGCTCTAGTGCCGCCAAACGCTGTTCTAGTTCTAACCTTGCTTGACGTTCGTTCTGCGCTTCTTTACGCGCTTCTTCACGTTGCTTGGTTATCTCTGAAAACCGCTTTTCAAGTTTAGGATTTTGCTTTCGCTCACCCTCTTGGTTTGCTTCCTTTTCTGCCTCTTTCGGTTCACTCTGTTCTTCATCAGCTACTGGCTCGGCAGATTCTTCGTCCACCGCCACAGGCTCTGAATTTGATTCAGCTAAACCTAATCTGTTTGCATAAAATTCTGCTGCATTCTCGCTTGTCAATACTTGACCCGCATTTTTTTCGGACATACGTTTCCCAACGATTTGACCCTGTGAACCTCACAGGTACGGTGTAGTTAATCTACCACAAAATCTTTTAAATTCAAATAGCCCGTTCTGTTGCCTCGGCATTGGCATCATTTAATGCGCCTTTGTCCATTTGAGCCAACACCAAAGCGATTTGTTGCTTCATTCTTTCAATCTCAAGCTGTGTCTGAGTCTTGATGACGGTATCGTGTGCTTGACCATCCACACGAATCTGCATTTCAGCACGATCACTTTGCTCACGAATCTGAGCCTCATTTGCTCTGCCTTGCTCTTTCATCATGGTGCGCTGAGTTTCAGCATCTTGCTTGAATTGCTCAACATCCATGCGGTTCTTCAACAGCAAGTCTTTTGCTTGTAGCGCTTGTGTGAGTTCCTGAATTTGCTTCTGCGACATAGCCAATTGCATTTGGACTTGCGGAGGAACTTTGGATTTATCGTCAATTTGAGCCATTGGGTTAGCAGCGGCAAGGCGGTCAGCAATAATGTCAGCGCCAGGCCAATCCATGTTGCGGAAAACCAAATCGCCCGCCACGCCCATTAGTTCAGGGGCGGCTGATAGCAATGGAAGCATATTGTCCACAGCTTCTTGGCGCTTGCTGTTGTAGCCTGGCCCTGTTTCCATAACCACATCATATTGACCAACAGTAATATCATTGATTACTCGGTCAGCAGATTCTCTTTGGTTAATCGTTAACAACTCTGGTTTGCCATCATCACCAATAATTCGCATGACACGCTCTGTGTCATAGATTTTGGGGATCAAATCTAAGCAAATCTTGCCCACATGAGCAATTGAACGGGTCAAATTGTCGTAGTAATCAAAGTTTGTAAGGTCAACTTGTTGTTGCTGACCATTCAATGCCTTGCCAGAAATGTTGCCTTGACCAAGTTGTGACGGGTCAAATATGCCCATGATTGACTTAATGTCATCATTAACGCCCGCTGCGGCTGCCATAATGCCCGCCTGTGGAGGCTCTGGTTGCAGTCGAGTTGGAACGGGTGCGGGGCGACCATCAATGTCAGTCTGTTTGTATCGCAAAACAGGGAATGACTTGATGTTGGCGTTAGCCCAATCGCTTTCATGACCCTCGTCTTGGCCTTCAGCAAGCAACCATTTAGCCTTGGGTGCTAATGCAACGCCTTCGGTGATGGCGGTCTGCCAGAAGTTGTACATACGCTGTGGGTCTTTGGCATAGCGAATCATGCCGAACTTCTTGCGCTTGTCACCAATGACAATGTGTCTGCCGTAAACAGGGACGATTGGAATGTATTTGCCCGCCCAATCACGTTCCTCAAGAATCTCAACCGCAGTCATCTTGCAGTATTTGATTGTTTTCTTGAATGAATCACGTTGGTCAATGACCTCAATACCGTAAGCAGCAAGGCGGTTAAAGAAGTCTTTGTCATCAGCAAATGTCGCTGTGCCATCGCTCAAAAGGTACAGTGTGGCCTTTTCCCGAACGGTGTAGTAATACTCAGCAAGGCGAATATCCTCTTTGGTAATCCACTCAGACTGTGAGTCGCCCGTTCCACGCTGTGTGAAACTTGTGCCACCGTCATCAGCGTCTGGGTACAGCTTGCGGAATTCGCTCTTAAGCATCATTGTTGTAATCAAACAACGGTCAGCGTCAGAGCCATCAGG